CATAATAGTCGCATTAATGAAGTATTTCCCCTTAGGAAGGGAAATAAGTCCAAGGTCAACATTAAACAAGTCATCGCCATTGAAGTCTTCAGCTAACCCATTAAAGGCAACTATTTCCGGCACCCCGGTAGTCAGGGGTTGGTCGGAAATTATTAGCCTGGACGCAGCCATCCTCGCTTGAACGGAGGATGTTTCTTCGAGATGGTAATTGAAGAAGCGTATACGGTAGCTGACTTCCACATATCCTCCTTCACCACTAACGACATCGTCGCTTGCAACTATAAGTCGACCTGTATCGTAAAGATTCAGATCAGACCCAGTCGGTCCAGCACGACAATACCGGGTGGGTCCGAGTTTATTCTTCGGAACACGGAGAGATATGGATGGGTTATAAATTGGCCCTTGGGAATGACTTTCGAAGGCATTAATCTGGGCGATTGTGTCAGGAGGTCCTTTATTGGCATTCGGCTCCCACGCCAAGAACATCACTCCTTTCGAAGTGGTGACGGCGGTGGTGGGATGGTAATGGAAGACTAACTCTTCGAACTGGTACATATCGTATCGTTGTGCAGCAAAACTAGCGGACGGGAATTTATCCGGAAGCCGCGGGTTTAGTGCATAATCACTAGCTCCAAAACTACTGGTGCCAGTAAAATCCGTTACGATAATGTCTTTACCACTATACGTTCGGGAAGTGGTAAGAGCTGAGGAAGCTAACCGAGCATTATAAGACACAGGATTATTCCTGGAAGGTGCTGGGTTAGTCTTTGCGGTGTTCGTTCGTTTGGTTCGATTACGTTTACGAGCCATGTTTCACGATTATCACGGGGTGGTTATAAAGTATTAAGAATCGTTGGGGCCAAACCAAATATGGCCCTAACCACCCCGGGGAACATTACCTTTAATTATGAGTTTCCATTTCCCCCTCTTCCTCGACCACGTCGATGTCGACGACGTAGCCCCAATCGCTGATCGGGTTGCCGTTCAGTCGGAATGGTAACATTACCATCTCCGACTGCTCCTCGCCTACCATGTGCACCGCCACGTACATGATGGGCGGAGGCGATAGCAACTCTTCCGGCGACAAAGGCTCGAGCGTCATGGACTCGGGAAGGTCGATTTGTCGGGTTGTTGGTCTCATTTTCTACTACAGTCTCAAGTTTAGTGCTTGTCACAATCGGGCGTGCAACGTCCCCATCTACCACAGTCTCATGTTTGGTTACGGCCACTTCGGGCTCGACAATTAGTGGGGGGGACAGCAAGGAATACAAGTTATTGCACGACGCTAACCAAGGGTCAAACAGTTCATAGTCGATATTGGGTAATTGCTTATCGAGTACAGCGTGGTAATCCTCTCGGTACTCATTTGGAAACTGGTTCTCAACCGGAATATCGGAACCAAATCGTACTAGATTATGGTGCTTCGACATAGCGGGAGCTCCACCATTCAACTCAATCGCTTTGGATACTAATTGTCCCAAAATCGGTGAGTTTCTGTCGGTTAGGTAAAACGCTCGGGATTTCTCCAATAGTTTCTCGACGGGGACTACGCCCTGGAGCTTAACTGTGGTATGAAACTTCCCGAGTTGTCGTCTTAAATCACAACATGAATTGGGGTCTCCGAACCAGACATCAGATGTATAATACCTAGAAAGAAAAACAATGCCAAGGTCACCTCGCATAATCGTTTCGGTAGTGAGTTGAAGGCCCAACATCTTAGCGGTTTTCTCGTACATGTCGCTATCGATGTCAGGAGTTAAGCCATCATCGCCACCATAAACTCCGAGCTTACTCCAGGCCACGTCAGGTTCAACATATTCACCATTCACTTTCGACAAACGCCACGTGGCGTATGCAATAAACGCATTAACTATGGTATTGAATATGGAAGTCTCTGGCGACCCGGAGGCTCGCGAGGTTCCGGATAAGTACTTAACATAAAACCTGGTCAGACCAGTTTTGTTGAATTGGTTACTGTGTAGATCCAGCACTTCAGCCACACAGCTTGGATGGAAGGCACGTCTTAAAATCATACGCTCTAATTCTCGCACGATGTCAGATATGGTTCCATCAAACTTGCTAAAATCACTGGGTACGGCCCACTCAGCGTTCGCCAGTATGTCTGTAATCCGTTCAGCAACTTGTCTCGGTGTACGCGAGAATGCGTACCATTCAATATGCTCAGCCTCCTTCACGTAATTGGCTAGAGCATACATATACCGGGAATATTCAACTTTGGTCGTCGATGGTAACGTAGTGATGTTTCGGGGGGGCTTGGGCATTCCATAACACTCTTTCTTCTGGAAAGACTTGAATATATCGTGGTCAGTCTGTACTGCTGCCGCATCGATAATTCTAGTCTGAGATGGCCTATATTGTTTCTCATAGACCATATCGTAGTCTTCAGGATATAACTGGTGTTTCTTAGGGAATAACTTATTCACAAACTCTCGCATCACACGATCCATTATAGGGGTCTTAGTTAATTTACCGGGTTTGACGTTCGTCAACCTGTGCTTAATACACGCCTTGTCATTCTCTCGAGACAATTTTGGCGCAAATGCTTCATGTACTAGCGGTGACATGTAGGCTTCTACAGAATCTTTGGCCTCCATGTCGGCAACAGGTAGTTGAACGTACTCGTAACCCCGAACTGCTTCTTCAACAGGGAACACGGTGGTGGTTGGAGCTTTCGGTTTTGTCATAGTCAAATGGTACTTGTATAACGGAGCAGCTTTGGCTCTAGTTTCGGCTAAAGATAGATTGTCATCATCCACATATTGCATGGCTGCTGCCATAGTTAGCTTGGTTTTGGAACATTCTGCCGTGATCGCCAGCGCCTCATCATATTTGGCGGGGATCGTCGTGCAAACGAATGATCCAGTAGTTCCAAGCGACGTCATCAACTGCTCCTTTGTTTGGACTTGCAAGCGAGCGAACTCTCCGACAACGGGGTTCAGTCTACGCAATGCGGGCCCCATAACCCACTTGGCTAATAGGCTCCACAGTCCATTCCATTGTGCGGTTGGCGTCAGCAATATAAGTGAATGGTGTTTATCAATTCTTTTCCGATCTACATTATAGCAAGTAGTTGACCATGGACGAAACCAACTATGGTCGGCGACTAAAATACTGTCTAATCCGTAGTCCCATAGATGGTGCTCATAACAACCACCTCCTGCTACTTTATATAGTACACTTCCATCTCCTTGGAACGTAAAACTATATTCACCCTCACACTCAGCCACTGCTGCTGGTGTTAATGTATAAAGTAGTGTTGGTTTGTATTCGTCTCCTAATAACTTGGGCATGTCGACGTAGTAATCCACATCAACCAATGTTAGCATAGCGTCCTTCGGCGGTCTGAAGGCTTGTTGTTGAGCTATCATATCTTTCGCCCAGTAATAGGAACGTGAACCCTGTCGGTCTTTCCGTTGGTCAGACAACGATTGTTGCACGAAATACGGCTCCAAACCAAGGTGGTGTGCGTAACTCTCCGCAAAATTAGAAGCGGAGGAACGACTGGCTGCACTCTCACCGTGGGTGTGGTTCGGATGGGATTTCTGCTTAAAGACTGGTAGTTCGTTAAAGGTAGTTCGAACGTCCGTCGGATCACAGCGTGGCGGACGTTTCGTAGCATCAAGCGCTCCGGAAATGATATCTCTCACCTCCTGGCGACAGGTTACCGGATTCACGAGACGTATCACGGAATCACAGGTACTTGCTACGGCTTGTGGACCTTTCGTGTTTAAACTTGCGGAGAATGCGTCACAAACCTCCTCAGGTGGGGGAAGTTTGGACATAACATCGCAAGCACGATCACAAGCTTTGTTGAGCTCCAATACAACCCGCTCGAACCAATTCTTTGGTTCGCGGCGGGGACGGTCACTCTCTACAATAGGCTGCACTAAGGGATATTTG